AGATTGCTGTTCCGGCAGCACCAGCGAATTGGAATTCGGCGATGGTTGCACGGACAATAGTGAAAGAATCACCCCAGTCGTTACCGGGGTACGGAGCGAGGTTCACGATACGCATCTGAGCGCTGTTACCCGCGCCAACCAGTGTGGTTGACAGAGTACATTGCGACAGACCCGTGGTTGTGGAACCAGCGGTAGTGGCAGTCAAATCGGCTTCGTCGCCGATAGAGGTTTGAGCCAGTGAGCCGTCAGCCTGAATTTCATACACGATGTTTGGGTCAGCGTAGAAATAAGCAGTGCATGAACCAGTCTGGTATGCCGTAGAGGCAGGCCAGTTGTTGGACACACGATGACGACCTGTGGTGTCAGTAAACTCGACGCCAGCGAAGGCACCAACAAAGGCGTCTCCAGCAGCAGCGGGTTGAATGACTCCGCCAGTCACATACTTGACTGGTTGGCCTTTAAGGATTGCCGACCCGAAGGTCGAAGTAATACCGTCAGCCAGCGCCGTGGCGCGATCCAGACCGGAGGGGTGGAACGCAGGGCGCAGGCCAAACGGAGCGTTTGTTGCAGACATAGTCTAGCTCCTTTAAAAATTAGCCCTCGAAAACGGGGGCACGATTTGGTTGCTGTTGATCGAATCTGTCCATTCCAGCTTCCATCTGCACCAAACGGCGACCAGAGCTGTCTTTTGCACCTGAGCTTTCCGCTTGAGTGCGGATACGCTCCACCTCGTCACGGGGAGCCTCATAGTGCATCTGCGTCATGACTTCTTGGTAGACGTCCATCGGCAGTTTAAATAACAACATCTCGTTGCACGCAATGTGCCCAACATGCTCACCAGCTTTAACTCGATAACTGTCGAATCCGGGTAACTCATCTGCCGTCACAGGTACATACCCGAGTCGCATTCTCTTGTCGATAGTGTCGTAAGCGTTGGTTGTAGAAAGCCAGCACAAGTGCCATCCCGCAAGTGCGGGAGTCTTGGGCAGAGCCGATTGCGTCCACTCGTCGCTCCACATCTTTCGACGTTCCTGCGCACTCATGAACTTGTCTTCAGGTGGTCGACGGCTTGCGTCCTCGCTTGCGCGATCATTGCGGCCACCGGCCTGAAGGGATTTTTTTAAACGACTATCAGTCATAACTTAACTCCTGTAACCTTGGGTTTGTCTTGCTTCGGAAGCGTAACGCTTGATCATCTTGTTGCGTTTTTCTGAGTCATCCCAGAAACCCGCATCCTTCATCGCCCGAACTTGTTCAGGTGACAAAGTGAAGGTGTTCTTTCCACCTGCCCGTGAGGCTGATTCGCGTCCAGATCCGGTCACAATTCCCCTTGGCTTACTACGTTGGTTAGGACTTTCGTCGGTATTTGCATTGTATCTGTGAGATACATATCGTTGCAAGCGATTGTCAAGCTCTTCCCAATAATCTTTGGTATTGGGGTCCCAGCCCTCGGCTGTCAGAGTTTCGTCAACCTGCTTGGCAATGCGGCTGTCAATGTCCTTGCCGTCAGGCTTGTACCAAGAATTGCGCTCCATCCAGTCTGCGGCATTACGCTGCAAACGGGGGTCGGGGATGCTTGACTCCTGACGGGGCTGGGTGGCGTTCTTCTTCAGGTTACGCAGGGATTCGGCCTGTTGACGGGCCTCCATCCACATCTCCTGAGCCTTGGTCATGGCAGCGCCGTCACGGGACTCAGAAGCCTCGCTCAACTTCATCTTGGCGTAGTTGATGCGCAGCTCAGAGTCCTCAATCGCCTTGTCAATCCGAGCCAAGTCAGCAGAATGGGTCTTGCGCTCCACCACAGACAGGCGTGAGATCAGATCTTGATTCTGGCGTTCAAGCATTTGGAGCTTGATCTCTTTTTCGGCATTTGTCTGGCGGACAAGTTGCTTCTTGGTGCGGCGGCGGTCGCGCTTTACGGCACGCAGGGCATCGTTGTCATCGGGATGGTCATCATCGCCGTCAGTTTCCCCGCCTTCGGCCATCTTTGGCTCGTCGCGGTCTTCATCATCATCGCTGTCGTTGGACTGCGGGTTCGGGATGCTGTCAGGAAGGGCAACAGACGCAGAACCGTCTACCGCCTCCTTGACTTCGATTTGTTCGTCTTGTGTTTCTTTGGTCATGATTTACCTCAAATAAAAGAACGCATCTCAAGGGGACTGCATGTCACCTTGGCGATGATTTCGTGGTCATTCAGGATCATGAAAAGTGCAGGGTCCTCAAGGACATCCTCTTCAGGCACTTTCACTTCCCAGCGGTCACCGCCCCACTTAGGGACACGGATGTAGTCGCCAGCAACAACCCAAGAGCCTTCAGGCCAACTCTCCATGCTGTCGCGGTTCTTGAATGCAAGTGGACCAATGGCGATGACTTTTGCCACCATGTTGTTCCACTTTTCTGCTTCCTTGGTCTCTTCAACCAAGATAATCCCAGACCCAGTCGTTTTCTTTTTGGTACGGCGAAGTTGCACAAGTATCCGCCCACCTAGAGGTTTTGCGCCGGGTTCTACGCTCGGGAAAGCCCAAGCAATGTCAGCGTCGTTAAACGCTTCCGGTTCATTCATCATCATTGTCTTCTTTCAGAAGTTGATTCAATATTTGCATGGACTCAGCGAGTCCTGCGTAATGACCGACCATGCGCTGATATGTCTCCCATGAAGCAGCATTTCCATCCGCTAGGGACAAGCGTATTTCAGCTTGACGAGACTCTACCGCACCGATCAGATCAGAGAGGGTTTTCATTTTTTCTTCTGGCTCAGTGCGCCTCCTTTGGGTTGGGTTGGCTTGGCGTTGCCGCCTTGCGTCTTCAAGGATGAGCCGTCAAGTTTCTCGCCAGCGGCAATACGCTTGTGCATGGGCACACCTTCATTGTGGTAAGGGTTGGTAGCCATCAATATTCTCCAAGTTTGCGTTGTACCTCTTGCTGGAGGCGGATTGCAGTTTCAAACTGCTCGGTTTGCAACTCCTGATCCTTCTGGGTCAGGCGTGCAGTCTCGATGCGCTCTTTCGTGAGGTTGTCCACGGAGTTGAGCGCGATTTCAAGTTGCTCTTTGCGTTCGGCTTCGGTAGCGTCTTGCTGCATCTGCTGGATCTTGATTTGTGCATCTTGAGCATCCTTCTTGGCCCTACGCTCTGTCTCAGCCATGGATGTCTCGCGCAGCACCATCGCTTCGGGCGGCATCTCTGGCTTGGGTGACAGTTGCTGCATGGACTGCATAAGCTGCTGCACCAATGGGACGATCTGGTTAAACGCCTTCTCGCTGTCCATCTTGACATGCTGAGAGGCCAACGCAAAGACCTTGTCGATCTCTGCGGTCAGCGCCCTGTTCTCGTACTCTTCCTCGGTCAGCACCTTGTCGCCACGAGACTTGGTCACATACCCGTTCATGCGGTTCAAGTACCACATCACCATGTGCTGCTTGATGTGCTCCAGTGAGCGCGGCAAGTAGAACGAAGCCATGATGGGGTTGGAGCCAAAGACAGGGTTCAGCGCAAAGTCCAGATGGCTCTGAATGTGAGCCAAGTGGTCTTGGTGGATGTACGCAAAGCCGCTCTGACCCAAAGCCATGGCGACATTCTCATCCGCTGGCGTGCGCTCTTCAGGGGCTGGAGTGTCCTTGAGTAGCTCGTTGATGCCCGGAATCTTCAACTGCTTGAGCAGGCGCTGCTCCACAGCCTGACGGTTGTACAGGTCTGGAGCCTTGTCAGCACGAGCCAGCACAGCCTGCATCTGAGCCATACGCTGGGTCTCAGAGAAGATGTGGGGGTCAGACACTGGTACCACATCGGTGTTGCGCTTAAAGTCCTCTGAGGTGATCTCCAAGTCCTCAACGATCTCACCCTTGCGCTGGTCATCCAAGTACCAACGATTCAAGCGGCCAAGGATCTTGAGCACACGGGCCTGAGAGTCATGCAGACGGGCATGGATGGCCGAGAACACGGCAGCACCCTGCTCAATCAGCGCCTGAGTCGTGCCAACAGGGGTGTTGGAGTTGACATCAGCAATCTTCTCTTCTGCGGTGGTGACCACGCCACGGGCGGCTTTGTCAAGGTAGCCCACCAACTGGAACAGGACTGGCGATGGTGGGTTGAACGGCATCGGCATGGCGATCTTGCGGATGTCGTCCACGCCGGGTGCCCCTTCAACCTCAACGATCTGGGTGACATCAACCTGCTGGCTCTGGCCGCTGATCTTGGCTCCCTTGAGCTTGAGCATGGTGGCAGCGTTGTTGATGTGTGCGCTGTCCAGCAAAGCGCGGATGCCGCCAGTCAGGGCAGCGGACAGGCCACCAATCAGGTGAGGCAGGCCGATGGCATAGGCGCCCCGCCATGGGATGAACTTAAACTCCACAACCCAATCCAGCTTGGTCATGGTGTCGTCGCCGTCTTCCCAATTGCGGTACAGGCCAACAACCTCGTTGTCCAGCTCGTCGATCATCATGATGTACGGGGCTGACTCGCCTCCAGACTGGCCGTCATCGTCCAGCTCTAAGTGGCAGTAGACATGATAGACCGTGCGCTCACCGTCATCGTTGTCCTGCCACTTCTTGCCCTCAATCTTGTCGTTGGCCTTCTCAGCCGCAGACTGCTCGGGCTGCATGGTTGCGCGAATCAGGCTGATGTCGCGGTACAGACCAGTGCTGATGCGGCGCTTGAACTCCCACTCAGTGATGACATGGACCTCAGTCGCACGCTGGGCGGTGTAGAAGTTGGTGGCCGAGAACGGCACGATCACTCGGTCAATCGGCAAGAACTCAGCGCATGGGCGTTTCTTCTGCTCGTCGTACCAGAGCTTCATGTACTGAGAGCCGCCCAGTGGTAGCTGGGTCAGAAGCTGCTCCTGCTCATCGCGGAACTCTTCAATCTGCTCGGTAAGCTGCCAGTTCATGTAGTCGCGCTTGCGCTCGGCTCGGGCAGTCTTCTCTTCGTCAACCTGACCAATGATCTTGGTCTTGACGGGACCGTCTGGCGGGAACATCTCTTTAATGGCGCGGGAGGCAAAGTCCACGCAGGCCTCGGCCATGACAGGGTGGACTACCTTGGAGGCACCAGCAAAGGTCGCACCGCCGGGAGCGTCCTTGCCAAGACCCGTGCGCTTGAGGCCTTCCTCATACTGCTTGTCGCGCTCTTCACGAGCTTGCTTGTCCTTTTCGATCAAGTCGACGTAGCGCATGGCAAGGCTGTCAAGCTCACTGGGGTCGATGATCTCAGCAAGGTTCTGGTAGAACTCTTCGTCCTCCTGTGGACCTTGGGTGTCCATCTTGACCACCACAGAGCCGTCAGGCAGCTCTTCAATCTCAGAGTCGTCATCAGGCAGGTCAAACTCTAACTGCTCCTCCTGAGACTCTTGTGGTTCGTCGGCTATGCCTTGGACAAAGCGTCCATAGTCGGGTTCAATTGGGAACTCTGTAGCCATGAATCAATTCCTCTGCATCAGTTCCAGAAGCATAGCATCTGGGTTTTCGGTGAAATTTACCGGATTTTGAACCTGTTGTTCATCATTGGTGCGTAAGCCCTCGGGGGCTATTGTCGCTGTTCCTGTGCCTGCTGTACCAGCCCCGACAGGAATGCCGATCTGCTGGTACAGGGGCTGGCCCTTGGTGTTGATGTCTTCGCGCATCTGAGGGGTTACCTCAAAGGAGTGAACCTGCTTTGCTTCAGAGGGGTAAACAATTTCGCCCGAGGGCCGACCGTTAAAGTTGTAGGTTGTTTGCTTAGTTTCTGGATTTAGCTGGATGCCAATTTCATCGACCTTCACCCCGTACTGCTTGCCCAGCTTGTTAAGGTAGTCGGGCAGCATCTTGTCGTAGAAACCCTTCATGCCCTTGTCGCCAATTTTCAGATCAAGGCCACTCAAAGCACCGCTAGTTTCTTGGTCACGCAGAATTTTTTCCGCAACTTCTTTTCCAAGTTGGTTTTCTAATTCGCCTTGGCTAACCGTTTTTGGTGCAGTCAACGTCATCCCGTCTTTTTCTGGCGTAAATGTAATTTTTCCTTGAGGATTTTTTTCCCAAATAACCGTATCTACATACTTGCTGAGGTCGTATCGGTCAGCCTGCTCTGCGCCTTTTGTCAGGGCAACCGTGTCGTAGCCACCCTCAGCAGCCTCTTGCATTACCCTGCGCAGAGCCAGCTCTTGCCAATCTTTCTTGAACGGGGCATCGGGCAGTTTTTCTTGCTGGGATCTATTAAACAACTGGCGCTCTTGTGCATCTAAGTCGCTAACCCCTCGTCGGTGAGAATCTACCATTTTTGTGATGTCACTAAATCGGGCTTCTTTAATATAGACTGGCGCTCCATTTTCAGTAACAACATTGATAAGGTCGTCCCCCGCAAGTTCGGGCAAATCAAGGTCACGGTTTACTGAATTTTTACCTTCGATCCATTTAATCCCAGCATCGCCTTGCTGCGCAATTAAGTCGGACACCTTCATTTGCTGCCCGTTTATGTCGCCAAACCTTGATTTGTATTCCTCTTTGTAGCCTTTGTCACGGCCAGCTTGATGCCAGTCAGATTGGATCTCCTCAACGTGCAGGATCTTCTCGCCGTTGGGACCAGTGCGATCACTAACTCGGATGCTTGCCAGAATGTTTGGCTCACCACCAAAGTGCGCAGGGGTGCCGAGAAAGCCTTCACCCTTAGCGGCTGGCGCTTTCAGCAAGATCTCGCGGTAGTTCTCACCGCCGGGTATCGTGTACTTCTCGTGGTAGGGGCTGGGCCTGCCAATCCCATGATTGATCGAACCATCATCAATCAAAGATCGACGGGCTTCCTCTCGAAGCTCTTCCAAATTGTTTCTTATGTTAGACAAGTAGTTTTCTTCAGCCAACGCATCAATGTCGTCACCACGTTCGCCATAGTAACGAGCGTTCTCAACAGCTTTGTCGTAAGCCAGCTTGTCGGCCAAAGCATCAATTTCCTTTTGGCTTGGGTTGCCAAACACCTTCTCTTCAATCTTGACAGGAGGACGAGCCTCAAGCTCCTTGATGAACTGCTCCTTGGTCATCTTAGGCATGGCTTCAATCTCAGCCAGCTTGCGCCCCTTGAGTTCAGTCGCCTTAATGCCGGGAGCGGCCTTAACCTCGGCCATGAACTCCTTGCCAGTACCCGCTGGTCGCTTGAGGTTTTGCGCAGTCTTGTCAACAGCGGAGAAGAAGCCCTTTGCCAGCCCCTTGACCAGTCCACCACCAGCCAGCTCAAGCTGCATGACGTCTGGGTTGTCGGAAAACTGGACGGAGCCACCTTCTTTGTACCCACCACTGCGGCTCATGTACTCCATGATGCTTTTGTGATCTTTGGGGTTAAAGTGCCCCTGCTTCAGCCCTTCTTTGTAACGCATGACATTGTCAACCACACGTTGATTGATTGGCTGAGAAATTCCGCTGCCACGCTTCTCAATCGTGTTGACTATCATGGTTCTAAGCTGGTTCGGCGTTAGATTCTGATACTTGGGTTGACTGAGGAATGTAGTCTCCATGTATTGATACAAGTCAGGCATCATCAGCTCAAGCGGCATGCTTGGCATACTTCCAGCATACTTTCCTGCATTGGCCGAGTCGTATGACTGGTGCGTTGATGGCCTGATGTCAGCGTATGGGCTGGTTTCAATCATTGTGTTGCCAACAAACCCCTTTGGCAAACCCTCTAAGGTTGGGTCATGAATTGCCCCGTAGACATCTTCAATGTTAAAGCCAAGCATCTTTTGATACTCAGACTTTGACATGCGGTTCATCAAGCCCTTGCGGAGATCTCCAGCACTAAACCCATCGCCGCCTTCTCGTAGTTGCTTTAAGAACTCAGGAGAGCCAACCTGCGCAGCGTTCTTAAACTTGCCGCGCTCCTCTTCAAAAACAAACGAACGCAAGTCGTCAGTGATTCTGTTGACTTCTTTTTTGTTGGGGCTTGCCTGCTGAAATATGTCCATGACGATGTCTGTTGGCATCGTGGAATAGTTTGAGCCTGTGACGTCCATGGTGCTTGGCATCGTGAACACGCGACCTGTGCCTTGGTCAAACATATTGGCGAAGTACGCATCATTCACACGATCTTGCATGCGTTCAGCAATCTGCCTGCCCGAAGCTCCACCTACATTTGCCTGAATGTTGGCAATGTCTCTGGCAAAGTCTTGACCGCCCTCGGTGGTGATTTGGTTTGACAGTGGGATGTCTGAGACTTCCAATACCTTTTCGCCCCGACTGGTCGAGTCCCATGGGTTGGACATGACGCTTGAGCCTTGCTCGGTTTCAATGTTGAAGTCAGTCTTTGGAGCTAGGTTGCCAACAGATTGAGTTTTAAATCTTGACCCCACGGTTGGGTCAGGCTTCTGCGGGGTGTGGGGCAAATAAGCATACGAGCGTGATCCTTGCGCCATGTCCCTCATGATGTCAGCGCCAGCCCCGCCGCGCTCCATGATCTTGGGGACGTACTTCTCAGCCATGCGCTCACCAGCACGACCAGCGGCCATGGCTCCTTTGACGCCAGTCTTAACCGCGCCTTTGCCCAATGCGCCCACGCCCGTGGCCGTCCCAACCAGATCGGCGGTGTCGATGATTCTGGGGTCAAGGCGGAAGGTGCCGATGCCGCCAGTAGCGGCGTTACCGCCTCGTATCAATGCGCCCATGCCGTTGTAGGACACATCTTCTAGCAGGGAGGCGGCTCCGGGCAGACTAAGCAGCTCATCAACGCTAGTGCCGCCCAGAAGCGGGACACTGGGGCTGACCTCGTACTGGCTTGCAAACTCCTGCGCCTTGCGCACGGCATTGGCAATTGGGCCAGTGATTCGACTTTGCGGGGTAGGGCGAATCTCGCCACTGCCGTACATCATGTCGGCCAGTTTATTGCCGGTGGTCTTCTTTGTGGGCATCGTCAAGCCTCGGTATTGATTCTCTTTGATTATGCCTTCGGGGGTTTGTCAAGTCCAGCCTTGGGCAATCCTTACACAGCTTCAAGGCTTGGCACACGCCCAGCACCTTACATCGCGTATGGGTTCTCTTTGGCGCGGTGCTCCCATCCTGCGTCAATAACATCGTCTTCGTCATAAGTATCTGGTGGTGGCGGATCAATGTTCAGCCAGCCAGCGTCCCTGAGATACCGCAGGGCCTGCGAGGTGGCGTCCACATAGTCGTCGTGGGTCGTCTCAGGGAAGGAGCAGATCTGGCTCACCATGCCCTCAGCCCAGTCCCTGACAAACCCCTTACGGTTGCTCGACTCGGGTATCCAGACACGGCCAGCCTTAATGATGTTTGCCACGATGGACAGCCGCTGCACCTTGTCAGCCTTGCCCGGATTGTAGGAGCGCACGAATATGTGGGCACGCTGCAAGTCTTGGATCAGGGAGATCCCAGCGGCCTTGTCCTCCACCAGCACCAGATCCACCCGTCTGGCGTCCTTGCCCTCGCCATAGACCGTCTCGTACTCCTCAAGCACCTTCTCCTTCATGTCAGGGTACTGGAGCCTGTCCTGCCATGCGTCAATGACCAGCACGGACATCCCACCGTCCTGAGGCTTGAACACCCCGAAGGTGATCTGGGCTGTCGGGTCGTTCTGGGCCTTCTCGGTGTAGGCGCAGTCGTAGGACTGAAGGATGTACTCCAGCTTGGGCAGGGGCTTGTCAGCAGGCCAGAGCTTGAACCAGTCCCGCTTGACGATGCCGCCTTGCTCAGGGTCAAGGATCTCAGCGTAAATCTCCTGCTGCCCCAACTTGGTGCCCTCGTACTGGAGGATCTGCTTGCGAAAGCTGTCTGACAGGTTGTCAATGTTGGCGTAGGTCGAGGCGGTCGTCAGGTAGACATCTTCGCCCTCCTTGCCCACCAACTCGACAATCAAGTCCTTGGGTCTTGGGGTCGTGGTGCAGATCATGCGGGTCTTCCAGTCGGCGTCCACCTTCAGGCGCATACCGAACATGATCTGATCCCACGCTTCTTGCAGGTAGTCCCATGCGGCCAACTCGTCTGCCCAGCCACCATGGAACTGTGGCCCCCTGAACCGCTCAGGCTCTGATGCGGGTATACCCTTAATCAGACTGCCGTTGACCAGCTTCAACTCGTGCATCTGCTTGTTGTAGTCAGCGATCAGGATCTTGGGGATCACGGCCAGCAGGCCTGAGTCACCCTCAAAGCAGGTAGCTCGGACATCAGCGCTTGTTGGGGCGGATACCAGCCAGCGGGTGCCGGGGTGCTCCCATGCCCACCACCAGATCTGTTCGGCGGCGGTGCGGGTCTTTCCAGCCCCTCGTCCAGCCAGCAGCAGCCAGATCGACCACCAGTCCCCATGGGGCAGGATTTGGTGGTTGTGAGCTTCTGTGAGCCATTTAGCCCTCTTGGCGAAGGCCATCTTGTGGGCGTCAGGCGCATTGCTCAGAGCCTGCAAGACCTCGGGGTCCTGCAAGGTTGTCAGCAGGTCACTCCTCATTGGCCGTCTGGCGCTTGAGTTCTAGGTTCTTCACGGCTGCGGCCAAGATGGTCATGGCATCGTTCTGGATCTCCAGCGGGTTTTCAGAGTCACCAGCATGGACAAGGCGGTCGCCGTACTTCTTGGGCTTGAGCTTCATGGCCGTCCACTTACGGGCGTCCATCCTGTTCTTTTGCCACTGAAGGAAGGCATGGTCCAGCTTGTGCTCAATGAGAGCGCCAGTCTTCTTGTCGATCACGGCGATGATCTCAGGCTGCTCGTCAGCAATGGCGATGATCTCGTCAGCCAAAGTGTCAGCCTGATCTTCCCGTGCGCGAGTGTAGTGGTTGGCAAACTCAGGGTCGCGCAGCAACCAATCGTAGACCACAGTCCTGTCTGGCATCCCTTCGGTTTTGATTATCTCCCTTAGGCTTTCTCCCTCTGCTATGCGAGAACAGATGATGTCTCCTAGCTCCTTGGTGTACAGCGTAGGTCTGCCCACCTTTTTTTCTTTTGCGGGGATTTGTTCGGGTTTACCCTTGGTCGTCTGTTTATCGACGATTTGAGCGCTTGATGGCGTAGTAGAGGTGTCTACCATCACCGACAGGGTTTCAGTGGCCTGTGAGGCCGTTTTGGTGCTTTTGCGTGGCATCTCGTACTTTCAGAGACATATGGATGCCTGAAGTTTACCCTGATGTTCAAGAAACGCGCAAATGGGGTGTTGGTGGCCGGTACTGATCCCCGGCTTTCGGACTCATTACTCCCGCAGCAACTTCCGATACTCGCTGGGTTTCTTTTGCTGCGCATCAGCCTGCGCGTTCACCAACACGGCTGGGGATTGGTGGCCTACTCCAAGAACCCCCAGAGTCAATCCCCATGCGTGTTGATCCCCGATTTCTCGGGGCTTAAACTTTAAGTTCAAGCATCTTGCTTTTCTTGCTGCCCTTTGAGCATAGTCAGGATCTCGGCCATGGTCAAGTGGGGGTGGCGCTCAATCTGCTCCAGCACGTAGGCGTAGCCAGCGTTGAACCCCTCTATGTACTCACTCATGATGGTCTCGGTCATGTGTTTTTCTGCCTTAGCTTGGCTTCTGCCCATTCAACAGCAAGCTCCCAAACTACCGCATCGTTTGATAAGGGTGGCTTGCTTGCATCAATCTCCTCATCCGTCAGCCCTACCCACGGTTTCTTGTAGACCTGTGTGTCATCGTCTTCTTCGGTCATGCTTGTCCCCTTGCTCGGATGACGTTTGAATCACTTGCCAATGAATACGAATCATGTAACTGTCGCAATACCGCACAGAACTTCTCACGCTCATCAGCACGGACAAGGGCGGCAAAGCGTCTAGCAGCGTCTGCCCAATCTGGGTGATTGACGGGTAGCTTTGCCTCCAGCGCCATGCGGATGATGTCTTCTTGTGTCATGTGGAAGCCTCAAGAAGTTTGTTGAAGGAAATGGGAGCAAGTTTTGCGTCACGTAAATTACCGTTCAGCGCTGGACGCAGGATGTGGATGTACAACGATTCAAGAGTGTCAAGAATTTTTTTCTTGCAGGGTATAAACGCAAAGCTGTCAAACACTTTGTCGTTATGACTTGCAATCCTTGCATACACGTTGACTGATTGTCCAACATAGACAACCTTGTCGTTGTCAATTAAAAAATAAACTCCTGTTGCCAACTCCCAAGTGTTGGCAGATTTTACAATTTGCTCTTCACTTAAAAATGCTTTGTTTGTCAAGGTCAACGCTGCGTTGTTAACCGCTTCAAGTTTTTTTAAACTGTCGAGCTTGTTTTTTAATGCTTTGATTTCGCACTTCAAAACGTCTCGTTGTTCAATGTCCGCAAGCCTTTGAGCATTGCGCTCTCGTATATTTTTTTGCCTCGTGGCTACCGACTTGGCAGCAATGACTTTGCGCTCTTCTGGTGTTTTGTTTTTCATCAAGTTCATATCAAAAGACTCCAAACCCAAGCGCCTGTGGCAAAAATTATTGCAACGACCACAGCTACTCCAAACAGAACAAAGCCGACTGCGA